GTCATGCCGCACTTCTGGAAGCCGAGCGAGTGGCTCACCGAGCATTCCGGTCGTGATTTTGGTTCGGGGTCGCATCGTTATAGGGAATGGGCGGAAACCGGTAACCTGCATATCAGTCCTGGCAAGACGATCGATCCCGAAACTATTGCGCGTTTCATCGCGGAGCTGACGCGCCGCTACAAGGTCCGCGGCATGGCCTATGACCGCTGGCGGATCAACGATCTGTTGCGCGAGTTCGATCGCGTCGGCTTGCAGGCCTACGAGGACGGCGACAAAGGCGGCGACGGCTTGCGGTTGATACCGTGGGGCCAGGGGTTCAAGGACATGGGGCCGGCGATCGACGCGCTCGAAATCGCCGTGATGGAGCGTAAGCTCGTCCATCCCGGCAATCCGATTCTGAATTGGAACATGGCGAATGCCGTCACGGTGCTCGACCCGGCTGGCAACCGTAAGCTCGACAAGGACAAGTCCCGGTTTCGCATCGACGGCGCGGTGGCTCTCGCGATGCTCATGGGACTGCGGGCACGCGATCGCCAGGCGAAGCCGATCGATATCATGTCGTTGATTGGATAACCCATGGCCGAACGCAGTCCGCCGCTCAATACGCTGTACGGCCCGATCTTTGATGCCGGTCAAGCCTATTCAGCGGTGTTGTCGCTGGCTGGCTCCTACGTTGTCGGCCTGATCACGCCGGACGAGTGGACTCCCGCCGTCGTGTCGGTTCTGGTGTCCACAGAGGGCGACAATTACTACGACCTGTTCGACGGCAAGGGTAACGAGTTCAGCTTCAATGTCGTGCCGGGCACGATGATCAATGTCGATCCCAATCTCTTGATGATGGCGGCTCATCTCAGATTTCGTTCCGGTCGACGCAGTGCTGAGGTGCTGCAGGAACACGACCGGCGGTTCTACCTCGTCACCAAGCAGAGCATAGCGGCGTCGCAAGGTGCGTGATCCAGGGTCCTGGCATCATTTCTACACCGGCCGTTATTGGCTGCGCCGACGGAAGCTTCAATTACGCGAGCATCCGCTTTGTAAATTCTGCGCGAAACGCGGCGCGGTTACCCGGGCAACCGTGGTCGATCACGTCAAGCCCCACCGCGGCGACTGGAACAAGTTCGTGCTCGGCGAGCTGCAATCGCTGTGCGCGAGCTGTCACGACAGGCAAAAGCGTTTCATCGAAACCCGCGGCCACAGCATCGAGGTCGGCGACGACGGCTGGCCGATAGACCCAAACCATCCGGCAAACAGGAGTTGAGCCATGGCGCTTGCAATTGTGGGTGGACCCACCATCAGGGCCGGCGAGTCGCTTTCCGACGGTGCCGATTGCTCGGGCGGCAGCATCGTGCGGATCACCGTGCCGCAGGAGTTCACGCCGGCAAATCTCACGTTCCAGGTGTCGAGCAACGGCGACCTCTACAACGATCTGTTCGGCCCGGACGGCACCGAGATCACGGTCTCCGCGAAGCCGAGCACCGGCATCGTGATCGGCGAGCGCTGGACGAAGTCGATCGCCTTCGTGAAGTTCCGCTCGGGCTCGCGCAGTCACCCGGTCGCGCAGCGCGAGGACTGCAAATTCGCGATTGCTGTCGAGACCGCTGCCTAGTTCTTGTTGCCACTGGCCGTGATTACCCTCGCGGTCAGCGGCTCTCCCGGCCCGCTGGGTTTCGCCCCCAGCGGGCCACCGCAACGCGCCTAACCGAACCACCGAGTCTGCCGAACCTGCATCCCCGCGGGAAGGAATAGCCATGCGAAAGTTGCAGCGCCAAGACCTCTATCCCGATCTCGACGAGTCCTACATCGATTTCATGAGCCGCTGCGGCGATGAGCTCGGCGACCAGGACGTATGCCAGTTGATCTGGGAGGACGCCTGGGACGAGGACAAGGGCGCTGCAAAGGACGTCTGCTACAAGACCCACGCCGGCCAGGTCAACGGCCTGGAGTTCGTGCTGTCGGACGAAACGCCCGACCGCATGGACGACGTCATCATGGCGAGCGCCTGGGATCTGGCGTCGTTCCAGAAAAACCCGATTGCCCTGTTCAACCACAACAGCAACGCGCCGATCGGCAAATGGACGGGCGTTCGCGTCATCGACAAGCAGTTGCGCGGACACCTCGAGCTGGCGCCCGCCGGCACCAGCGACCGCATCGACGAAATCCGCAAGCTGATCGACGCTGGCATTCTGCGCGCCGTCAGCGTCGGTTTCCGCCCGAAGGAATCCAGGCCGCGGCCGGAATCCGATTACGGCATGTTCTTCACCAAGGCTGAATTGGTCGAGACCAGCCTGGTCTCGGTGCCGGCAAACCCGAATGCGCTGGCCATCGCCAAGTCGCTCAAGATTTCGCCCACGACGATCGATCTCGTTTTCGCCGGGAAAGGCAAAGGACGCGGGATCGCACGGCGCGGGAACACCGGCGGGCAAGCCGATACGCGATCACGAACAGGAAAGGGCACGACAATGACGTCGTTTGCTCAACGGATAACTGCTTGCGAGCAGCGCCTCAATGCGCTTCGCGACCAGCTTCAGGACCATTACGACAAACTCGACGACAGCAATGTCAGCGACACGCAGCTCGGGGTTTCCGACGATATCAACCAGAAGATCAGGCAGGAGGAGCGCGCGCTCGCTTCGTTGCGGGAATCCGAGCGCAATCTCGGTGCCGAATCCGATGGTGGCCATTCGCCCGGGAGGTCGCTGGCTCTACATCAGGCGCCCGCCGTTCCCGTGCCGCAGAGAGACAAGGCCACGCCGCGGCCCTTCAGCCTTGCGCCGGCGAAAAAGATCGACCCGCTCGATCTGCTCGTGCGAATGGGCGTCGTGCAATTGTTTGCGCACCGGCAGCACAAGCCGCTCGACGTCGTCATGCGCGAAATCTACGGCGACGACGAACTGCATAGGGCGGCGCTCGCCTGGCATATGCGCGCCTCGACCGTGCCGGCGACGACTACCCTGACCGGATGGGCGGCGGAACTCGCGCAGACGACCTATACGGCGTTTATGGACGCGCTCTATCCGTCGTCGATCTTTCCACGATTGTCGGCGCTGGGCTTGTCGCTAAGCTTCGGTCCCTACGGCAAGATCGTCATCCCGACGCGGGCCAACACGCCGACGATCGCCGGATCGTTCGTCGGTGAAGGACTTCCCATCCCGGTTCGTCAAGGTTTGTTCACGTCGCAGACGCTGACGCCGAAAAAGATGGCCGTCATCACGACCTTCAGCCAGGAGCTTGAGGATCACAGCCAGCCAGCAATCGAGGGCCTGCTGCGCGATGCGGTGCAGATGGATACGTCGATTGCGCTCGACAGCGTCCTGATCGATGCCAATCCGGCGACGACGGTGCGGCCTGCCGGAATTTTGAACTCCGTCAGCGGACTGACGCCAACGGCCGGCGGCGGCTTTACGGCGTTGACCGGCGACATCAAGCAGTTGACCGGCGCGCTGTTGACGGGAACCAAGGGCAATGTCCGCAAACCGGCATGGCTCATGAACCCGCAACAGGTCAACAGCATCGGCCTGACCGCGGCGCCAGGCGCGGGCGTTTTCCCGTTCCGCGACGAGATCAGCCAAAAGCGATTGAGCGGATGGCCGGTGATCGACTCCGGTTCGGTGCCGGTCGGCACGGTGATCGTGATCGACGCCGCAGACTTCGTCTCGGTCGGTGGCGAGGCTCCGCGGTTCGAAATCAGCGACCAGGCCACGCTTGTTTTCGATGACACGGCGCCGGGAGATATCGGCACGACTGGGTCGCCAAATGTTGTTGGCGCGCCGGCCAAGTCGATGTTTCAGACGAACTCCTACGCGCTGCGGCTTTTATTGCCAATAAACTGGACGGTGCGACGCACGGGCGTCGTGGCGTGGGCGGCGGGCGTCACCTGGTAGCCTGGCAACATAGGAGTTAGCAAAATGGCAGAGCATGAAGACGTGAAAAAGCGTCTCGCCGACGAGCGGGCCGCGCGCGAGAAGAGCCACGCCGAGCATCGCGAGGCAACGGCGAAAACCAAGCCGACGCCGACGCAGGAGGAAAACGACCTCGCTGCGTCTGGTGTGCATGTATCCGAGCATGAACCCGACGGCTCGCCGGTTGAAGGCGAGCCGCACGTCAAGCGGCAGGCCGAGGCAAACAAGCCGGCAGCAGGCCGCGGCGATTATTCGACCAGGGCGATGGAGCAGCCCAAGTCGACGACACCGGCGCACGAGCACGAGCCAAAAGCAAAGCCGTGAATGAGCGCGACCGGGTGGTTGTCACGCATCGCGAAGCTGGTGCGCAAGGGCGAGGGCGACTTTCGCCCTGGCCCATACTACCTGCCGGTGACCGGTGGCTGGCTGCCGGATGGCGCCGGCTGGAATTGGTGGCAGCAAGGCTACGATCCGGTCTCGGCGCCTCGCTCGGCGATGGTAGAGGCGTGTATTTCCGCGTATGCCCAAACCATCGCCATGCTGCCCGGCGATCATTGGCGATTGAACGACAAGGGCGGGCGCGATCGCGTCAGCAATTCGGCGCTCGCCCGCCTGCTGCGCTATCCAAACGATTATCAATCGATCAGCGACTTTATGCTGAATGCGGCACGGTCGCTTTATCTGTACGGCAACACCTTTGCGCTCGGGCTTCGCAACGATCGCTACGAGATCGACGAGCTGCATTTGATGGATTCGATGACGTCCCATCCGCGACTGGCGAGCAATGGGGAGATTTTCTATCAGCTCTACGGCAACGATATCATTCAGCGGCGCCTCGGCGCCGATGCGCTGCTCGTGCCGCAGCGCGATGTCCTGCACATCAAGCTGCATACGGTGCGCCACCGCATGCCGGTTCCGCTTGTTGGCGAATCGCCGATCGTCGCCGCATACAGCGACATCGGCGTGACTTCCGCGATTACGCGCCAGCAATATTCCTACTATATGAACGAAGCCCGTCCGAGCGCGGTGCTCACCACCGACCTCACGCTCGACAAGGATCAACTCCAGGCGCTGCGCGATCGCTGGAACGAGCAGGCCAAGGGCCTCCACCAGGGCGGCACGCCGATTCTCACTTCAGGCCTCAAGGTCCAGCCATGGACATCGGCTGGCAAGGAGGCGGCGACCGCCGAGATATTGAAGCTGTCGAACGAGAACATCGCGCTCGCTTACCGCATTCCGTTGCAGATCCTCGGTCTCGGCGGCTCGACATTCTCGTCGACCGAGGCGCTGATGCAGAGCTGGCGCTCGTCCGGTCTCGGCTTCGCGCTCAATCATATCGAGGAAGCGATCGGAAACCTGTTCCAGCTCAAGGGCGTGCCGGACGAATACGTCGAGTTTGATACCGGCGAGCTTTTGCGCTCGGCGCAGAAAGATCGCATCGAGAGCCTGGCCCGCGGCGTGCAGGGCGGCATCTTCGCGCCGAACGAAGCGCGCAATAGCGAAGGGCTCGACAGCGTCGAATTCGGCGACGAGCCGCGCGTCCAGCAGCAGGTCGTCCCGCTCAGCCAAGTCGGGAAGATCCAAGCTGCGCCGGCGGCGCCGCCTCCTCCCGCAGCGCCGCCGGCTCCCGCAAAGCCTCCGCAAAAGAGCAACCGCGATGACATTGCACGAGAGGTCAGAAACCTGTTTGCCAATGCCGACCGGATCGGACGACGACGCGCTGCTTCTTGACGCGTGGCGCGAGGCGCTCGCCGAGGCGCTCTACACCGAGCGCACGCAATGGGAGCGCCACCGCGAACTGACCGAGGCGCAGACCAGGGCGACGATCCTGCAATTGCAGGCCGAGGCGACTGAACTGCGGTCGCGGCTGACGCAATACGTCGAGGCTATCGCCGCCAAGCTCACCAACGGCGCCGACGGCGCGCCAGGGCCGGCCGGCGAACGTGGCGAGGCCGGCCCGCAGGGCGAAAAGGGCATCGTCGGCGAGCGTGGGGAAACCGGCACCATGGGGCCTGCGGGACCCGCTGGTGCGTGCGGCGAAAAGGGCGACCAAGGGCCATCCGGCGCCGCAGGGCCTGCCGGTGAGGCCGGCAGGGCCGGCGAACAGGGGCCCGCAGGCAAAGACGGCATCCCGGGCCCCGCTGGGAGGGACGGCGCGGCGGGCACGATCGAGGCGGCATTGCCGTACCGTGAAGGCGAGGTGCATTACCGCGGGCAGATCATATTGGCCGGCGGCTCGACATGGCAGGCGCGCCAGGATACCGCCAGAGCGCCGCCGCACGAGGATTGGGCCTGCCTCGCGGCGGCCGGCCGGGACGCGGCAACCCCCGTCGTGCGCGGCACCTGGCGCGACGGCGAGGCCTATGCGGCGCTCGATATCGTGGCGCTCGGCGGGTCGAGCTTCATTGCCCGCCAGGATGGCCCGGGACCGTGCCCGGGCGACGGCTGGCAGCTTATCGCCTCGGCCGGCAAGCCGGGCAAGCCCGGGATGAAGGGCGACCACGGGGCTCCTGGCGTGCGTGGCGAGCGTGGTCCCACCGGAGATCCCGGGCCGACCATCGTCGGCTGGCGCATCGACCGCGAAGCCTACACCGCGCAGCCGGTCATGTCAGACAACAGCGAGGCGCCGCTGCTGGAGTTGCGGGCGCTGTTCGAGCAGTTTCACGAGGGGCGGTGATGGCCGACGTTTGGGTCAAGGTGCTGGCGCCGGCCGACAGCTATGCGCTCGTCACGTTGGACGAGATCAAAAGCATCCTTGGCCTGCCGCCCAGCAATACGAGCGAAGACACGCAGTTGCAGATGTGGATCGACCAGTACAGCGATGTCATCGCGACGATGTGCCAGCGCGTGTTCGCCTATGAACAGGTCGCCGAGACCTGGCGCGGCGACTCGATGCCGTTCGACAGTCCGCGCCTGTTCCTGACGCACTATCCGGTCGCCGACGCCGACATCGTGTCGGTGGAATCGCCGCGCGGCAACATCCTCGACCCGGCGAGTTACGAGATCGAGAACCTATCCGGCAAGATGCGCATCGAAGGCGCCTGGACCGAGCCGGTCACCGTGACCTACAGCGGCGGATACCAGTTGCCCGATGCCGCACCGCCGGCGCTCAAGGCAGCGGCCACACTATTGATCCAGGCGGCGCGATTGCAGCAGCGCTTGAACGCCACCGGCGGCGTCCGAATGGTCCGGCATGGCGATACCATCGTGCAGTATTACGATCCGCTGCAGGTGCTCGGCAAGGCCGCGCCCACCGCCCCATTGCAGGCGGCGGCCGATACCGCGGCTGGCTTGCTCAGCGCATACACGCGCTTCTATGTGTGAATATACGCGGTTGCATTTGTAATGGGTTTCACGTGAAACATTACGAGGTGCCGCGCGAATGGGAGGGCGGGACGGCGTTCATCGTCGCCGGCGGGCCGTCAGTGCTCGAGCACGACCTCGGGCAGTTGCGCGGCCGGCATGTGATCGTCATCAATTCGAGCGTCCATGCGGCGCCGTGGGCCGATTTTCTCTACTTCGGCGATTGGCGCTGGTGGAACGAGCCGGAAAATCGGGCGGCGGTCGGGAGCTTCACGGGACGTGTCGTCACCACCTCGCAGATGGTGCGGGATGCCAAGGTGCTGCTCTGCCGCAAGATTAATCCACCGGGATTGGCGCAGGCGCCCGATTGCCTGACGCAGAAATGGACCTCGCTCACCGGGGCGACCAACCTGGCGGCGCATCTGGTGGGACGCGGCGGAACGATCGTCTGGCTCGGCGTCGACGGCAAGGCGGCTGCGGACGGCCGGCTCTGGCACCACAAGCCGCACCGGTGGGGCCCGAGGCCGGATCGATACGATCGGCAGCGCGGCGACATCGCCACCATGGCGGCGCCGCTGCGGTCGATGGGCATTGCGCTGCTCAACGCCAGCTCGGGCAGCGCCTATGCGGATCTGTGGCCGGTGGTCGGCCTTGAGGAGACGCTCGACCGGCGGCGGGCGGCTTGAGGCCTGCGGAAGCAGTCCTGGTCCGCGGGATGTGGGGGCTCGGCGACAACATTTATTCGCGGCCGTTCGTGCGCGCCGCGGCGGAGCAATACGAGGTCTGGCTCGAAACGCCGTGGCCGGAACTTTACGAGGATCTCGACCTGAGGTTCGTTCTCGCGAAGCGCCGGTTGCGAACGCAGCTCAAGAACATGGCGCGGCAATGCGCAGAGCGATGGTCGCGGCCGTTGCCGATGCGCGAGGTCAAGGTTTCCTACGGCGGCAATTTGAGGACGGCCTCGATCGTCCATGCGCTCGAGCGCAAGTGGTCGGCGCTGCGGGTCGCCTTCGATCCGGCGCTGTTCGATCTGCCCGACATGGGACCGTCGCCAATCAGGTCCGAACGGCCGATCGCGGTGGTGCGGCCGGTGACGGTGCGCGCCGAATGGCGCAACGAGGCGCGCAACCCGCGACCGGAATATGTGGCCGCACTGGCGGCCGAGCTGATGACGACGCACACAACGGTCGCGGTCGCCGATCTTGCGGCGGGCCACGAATGGGCGGTCGGCGAGCTGCCGCCGGCGCACCATTACTTCGTGTTGGGCGAGTTGAACGTGCGCCAGTTGCTCGCGCTGGTGCGCGAAGCCGACGTGGTGATCGGCGGCGTGGGCTGGATCGTGCCGGCGGGGATTGCGCTCAGATCGAAGACCTTCGTGGTGCTGGGCGGCCACGGCGGTCACAACGCGCCCGAGAAAGTCACCGATCCGCGGCTCGACTTGAGCCGGATCGGCTTTGCAATGCCGGAGGCCTTCTGCCGATGCACGAACATGTTGCACGACTGCGAGAAGAGGATTGCAGACCCGATCGGACAGTTCCGCCGCTGGTCGAGCAGTTTTCGCGCCGCCGGCTGACATGGTGGCCGCAGATCGGTATCGGCTGGTATCCGGTCGAGGCGGGAAGCGCGCCCTACGATCAGGCGTATTTCGACCAGTTCGATCGCAACGCGAGGACGCCGATCGGCCGCGCTTTGATGTCGGCGCGCTGCGACTTCGTCGAGCAGCACTACCGAGGACCGTTAATCGATGTCGGCATCGGCTCGGGCGCGTTCATCGAATGCCGGCAAGCGCGGCAGGAAAAGACCTGGGGTTACGACATCAATCCGGCCGCATTGAAATGGCTCGAAACGCGGATGCTGCTGATCGATCCGTATCTCGTGCCGTTTCAAGCCATGACGATGTGGGACGTGCTCGAGCACATGGAGGATTTTGGATTGCTGCTCGCCAACTGCCGCGAATGGTTGTTCCTGTCACTGCCGATCTTTCGCGATGCCGAGCATGTGCTGCGCTCGAAACATTTCAAGCCAGCCGAACATTGTTGGCATTTTACGCGCGACGGCTTGTTGTTTGCGATGAAGTCCTGCGGTTTCACCATGGTGTCGGAAAGCAATGTTGAAACCGAGCTCGGCCGCGAGGACATCGGCACCTTCGCATTCAGAAGAGCCTGAATGACAATCGATTATAGCGCACTGATGTACGACCCGGTCTATGCACGGATCGGCGTGCCGGCGGTGCTGACGGTGGCGTCTAGCGGTGGCGCCGAGGTCGAGATCACCGTGATCGATGATACGCGGCCGGCGGCCGTGCCGATCTCGACGCAAACCCAGAGCACGGTCGCGGCGCATGTCAGCAACGTGGGGCCGGGGGCCTTCGCCCGCGTCTATGAGATGACCGAAAAGGGCATCGCCCGTGCCGATTACGCCGACGCAGTGCTCGCCTTCAATGGCCGGACCTGGATCGTGCGCTCGTGGGATCTGCGCGGCAGCCCAATGGGCGAGGACTGCGGCGAGGTGCGGTTTGCGCTGAAGAGTGCTGCGGTTGGTTGACGTTCGCGAGGATATCCTGGCGCGGCTGTTCGAGGTGGTCGCCAGCATTCCAAACATCAAATCGGCCCGGCGCAACGATACCGTGCTTCCCGAAGATCTGTTGCCGGTGGCGCTCGTATTCGACGGCGACGAGGAAACCGACGACGCCGGCGACTTGTCGATGCGGCCCTCCAATCGGCCAAGCATGGTTCGTATGCATCCGGAGATCGTCATCGTGCAGCAGGCCGACGAGGTCGGGTCGGATCTGACCACCTTGCGGCGGGAGCTGATCAAGCGAGTGCTCACCGATACCGAGCTCAACGAGCAGATCGTCAAGACCGGACGGAACGGCAACGGCGCAATCCGCTATCTCGGCTGTCAGACCGATCTCGGTGAGGGACGCTCGCTGCAAGGGGCGCTGCGCGCGCAGTTCATGTTCAAGTACGCACTCAAAATAGAGGACTTATGAGCCATGCCCACGTCACCCAACGTCGCGAACTATCACATCGGCAAAGGCATCGTCAGCTTCAAGGAAACCGGTGCCGCGACCTTCACCGACCTCGGCAACGCGCCGAAGTTCATCTACACGCCGGCGGTCACGAAGAAGGAACACTTCTCGGCCCGCGAGGGCGTCAAGACCAAGGACTTCACCGCCATCACCCAGATCGGCGCGACTATCAAAGTGACGCTCGACGAGATCACCGGCAAAAACCTCGCCATGTTCGCGCTCGCTATGTCGGACACCGACAGCGACGGCAACACCACCCTGTCCGGCCTGTCGAAAGCCGAGTTCGTCGGTGAAATAAAGGTGGTCGGCACCAACGATATCGGCCAGCAGGTCGACTTCCTGGCCACCGTCTCGTTCGTCCCGACCGGCGATTTCTCGTTCATCACCGACGCCGACGATTTCACACTGATCGAGCTCGAGGCCGAGGTGATGAAGAGCCCTGGCGGCGACTTCGGCGTCTGGACTATCCGCGACGAAACGCCATCAGCATAAGGACAACTAGCATGGCCGACCTGTTGGACATAGCACCCTCGACGGCGGTCGAGGTCGTCAAGATCGATGGGATGCGGGTCAACGTGCGTGGCGTCTCGGTCGATGCCATCGCGTCCATCGTGGCCCGGTTTCCCGAGCTGAAATCGGTGGTCGACGGCGGCTCCGGCGACAGCTTCCTGCCGCGCCTGATCCAAGGCTGCGGCGCAGCGGTCGGGCCGATCATCGCGGCCGGGTGCGGGCATCTCGCCGACGACGTCTACGAGCAGCACGCCGCCAAGCTGCTGCCCGAGCACCAGATGAAATTCATGAAGGCCATCTTCGGGCTGACATTCCCAAACGGAATCGGCTCCTTCGTCGAGGAACTGACCAGCCTCATCGGCGGGGCGGGCGAAGGGGCAAAGACCATCAAGGTGCGCTTGCGGAAATCGCACTCGCCATCGTCGCCCTCGGCCGGCGCGGATTCCCGCCCGACTTTGCAATGACGCTGACGCCGCGCCAGATTGCGGCCTATCTCGAGCTCGGCGAGCAACTCGACCGCATGGAGCGGGCGAACGACCTCGCCATCACCGCCATCGCGGCGCAGGGTGACCAGAAGGCGATCGAGAAGACGCTCAAGGAGTTGGGCGGATAGAACAGGATTCGTCTATCTGCTTCTTTCGCACTTCGCGACGCAACATGACGCGCACTCACCAATCAGTGCCCGCACCGATGCCCGTCACACTCGATTCTGTCTTTTTCCTTGGCATCTTGTATCGTCTGCCATTGAAGGTTTTTTTGGTCGTTGGTGCCGCCATTCCTGAGCGGAATTATGTGGTCAATCACATAATCTCTGCGAGGGCCGGAGGGGGGATTCTCGCGTTCGAACTTCCTCACGGCAGACGACGAACGTCCGTCAGCAAAAGCCGGCGCTGTAATGCCAGCTATGATGGCCAGCGCCAAAACGAACTTCGTCATAACAACTTCTCCTTCCTGGACCAAACGTCTACCGGAGCCGCCCCGATGCCGTCTTGTCATTCCGTGCCACGCAGTTGCTCAATGGTGCCATTCTGAGATGAAGCTCGTCTTTTCGCAGCAGGAATCGGCCGTGGCGCGGCTGATCGAGGATATTGAGAACCAGATCGACGAGGCCAAGGCCGGCGCCGTGCAGGACCTCGCCGAGTTGGCGGTCATTCAGGGTCGGGCGAACATCGCCGCAGCCGGATTTCCCGCGCAATGGCAGAAGGCGTTAACCTCCAAGTTCTTTCCGAACGAAGGCGGTGACCCGGCGGCCTTGATCTTCGATACCAGCCCGTTTGTTGGGGTATTCGAGCGCGGCGCCAGAATCAGCGGCCGCCCGCTGCTGTGGCTGCCGCTCGAGCGGAATTTACCGACCGGCATTCATACGCCTCGCGCATATCGGGGCAAGCTCGTGTCGGTAAACGTCGCCGGTCGGCCGCCGCTGTTGTTTGACGCCGGTAATCGCGCGCTGGGGCCGCTGTTCGTCGGAGTGAGGCGAGTCAATATCCGGAAGAGGTTCGAACTCTATCGCATCTTTGCACAGGTGGCGGCGCGCATGGGCGAGTTCTACGAGAAGCGGATCAAGGGCTGAGTTATGGGCACAATAAGCCAGCGCATCACCATCGAAGGCGGCGATGACGTCAAGAAGCAACTCGAAGACATCGGCAAGGCTGGCGAAAAGTCGGTCAAGCAGATCCAGGACGCTGCACAGGGCGGCGGCGACGGTTTTACCAAAGTCGCCGAGGCTGCCTCGAAGGCTGCCGACGCATTCGCCGGAATCGGCGCGGCGGCCGAGCAGATTGGCGCCAGGCTTTCGGAGCTGACCGGTTCGTTTGCGGGGCTTTCGGCCGCGGTTTCGGCGCTGGCCGAGACCGCCCAGGCGAGCTTCGCTGGTGCTGCCGATGCAACGGACAAGTTCGGCACCGCCGTCGGGCAGGTCGCCGACAAGCTCACCCAGATCGAGGCCGAAGGCGGCAAGGCTGCCGAAGCCATTCAAGCAGTTAGTGTGGCCAGCCAGCAGGCCACAGCCAATCTCCAGCAATCCACGCAGGCGGCGGACAATTCTTCGAAGTCTTACGCCGGGCTCGGGCTTGCGGCGGTCCGGACGGGCGCATCTGTAGTGTCGGCGGGCGCATCGGTGGCGGGCGCGGCGACAGGTGTGGCGACGCTCGGAGTGTCGGCGATTGGGGCGGCGGCCCAGGTCGGCACCTTTGCGTTGGTATTGGGTCGCGTGCTGCTTGGCGCGGTCGGCGCGGCCGTGGTGGGCATCGAAGCGCTCTCCAGTGCCGCGCAAGGTTTTGCGAATAAGTACCAAGTGCTCAATCAACAGCTTCAGGCGCTGGCGCAGACCTCGGGGACGAGCTTTGAGTCGCTGCAGAAAGGGTCACAGGCGCTGGAGGCGATGGGCATCAAGGCCGAGACCGCCCGTAGCGCCGTGCTCAAGCTCGACGAACAGCTCAAGGGCTTCGACGTCGGCGCGAAGCTGAAGGAATCCGCCGACAAGCTGCTGGAGACCGAGAAGGCGCTGCTCGAGGCGCAGCTCGCGGTCGATGCGGCCGGTGGTAAGCGCGCCCCCTATGACGCGGCGGCTCGGCTCGTCGACATCAACCGGCAGCTCGAGGCGGCCACGAGCGAGCGGGCGAAGGCCGAGGAGGCAGCCAGCAAGGCGAGCGAGGCGCGTGCGGCTGCACTCGCAAACGACCTGGCGCGCATCATCCCGCTGATCAAGGCGATCGAGGAGGGGCAGCAGGGCATCACCTTCGACGAAGCTACGACGGCCGCGACCAAGATCGACGCGCTCAATGCCCGGCTCAAGCAGATCAAGGACACGACCGGAGATGCCCGGCAGGCCTTTGTGAGCATCATCGCCAATGCCGCGTCGCTCAAGGATGCGCTCGCGTTCGGCAAGCTGGCCGGGTTTTCCGACGCCGATGTGGATCGCATCAGGAGGTTCGGCGGCGAGGCCGGCAAGATCCCGGATCTGTTCAAGCGGATGGAACAGTCGGGCGCGCTGATCGGCCCGCGCGCGAGCGCCTCGTTCGACCGGATGCGCACCAGCATTGAGGACGTCGAGAACGCGTGGACGCGGCTACAGCAGGCGTGGCAATCGACCATCTTCGCCGAGGCCGCCGCGCGCATTGGCTCGTTGCTGAACGATATCGAGGCCGGCTTCATCAACTTCGTGGCGCAGGGGTTGGAAGCCTTCAACCGGCTCGTCAACGGCATCGTCGATTATTTCGCCCGTGTTCCGGCCGCTGTCGACGCTTCCATCGCGCAGGTGAAATCCGCCATCGAGACCTGGGTCACGACGCCAGTGTCGAATGCGTGGCAGTGGATCGTGGATACGTTCAACAGCACCGTGAGCTCGCTCGGCGCCGCAATAGATCAGGCTACGGCGCTCATCACCACCTGGGTCACGAAACCGGTCGCCAACGCCTGGCAATGGATCAAGGATGCGTTCAATAGCGTAGTGAGCAGTCTGTTCGGCGGAGGCGGCGGCGGCAAACTCGCTGCCGACGCGGGCCTCGGCGACATCGGCAGCCACGCGGGCGGTGGGTTGCTCGGTGGCCGCGGCAGCGGCACATCCGATTCAAATTTGATTTGGGCTTCGCGCGGTGAACACATCATGCCGGCGGGGGCGGTAAGCCAACCGGGCGTGCTGGCCTTCCTCGAGGCGCTGCGGCGCTCGGGAGGTAATCTGCGGGATGTGCTCGACGGCATGGGCCGCTTTGCGCTCGGCGGTCTGGTGCATGCGCCAATCGCGATCCCGGCCTTCGCCGGGGGCGGCATGAACCACGTCACCATTCAATTCCCCGGATTGCCGGCCATAACAGGATTGCGCGCCTCGTCCGACGTGGTCGACGAACTACGCAAGGCCGCCGCAATGGCGCAGGTTAGAAGCGGTGGGAGGAAACCTTCTCGATACAGTTAAAAGAAAAGGCCTCAGCCGTTAAGCTGAGGCCCCTCGTCGTCTCCATGCCGTGCCGTGCCATGCCTCGCCTGGCCCCACCGGGCCCAGCCACACCTCGCCGTGCCATGCCTCGCCGGGCCGTGAACGATTTTATTTTACCCGACAAACGCAACCAGAGTCGATAGCCGATGCCTCCGATGACTTTGCTCTCGATCGATGGAATCGATTTCAGCCCCTGGGCCGCGCGCGGCATCACGATGACGTTGGAGCCGATTCAGCAGGCGGCCAATCTGGCGCGCGATTGCCGCGGCGAGCTGGTCGACATCTCGCTTGAGCAGTTTCGGCAGCACAAAGTTTCGGTTACCTGCACCGATCACGAGGCGCCGGAATTAAGCGGCATTTGGCCCGGTCAGAGCGTAACCATCGAATGCATTCCCTATCTCGGGGCATCGAATACAACCGGCGACGTGCTGACCCTTTTGGCGAGGGTAACGGCCTGGAGTACCTCACGCGATGAATGGGCGGCAGAAACCGCGTGGAAATTGGAAGCCGAGCAGCGAGTGATCGCCTGATGCCCGCCGGGACGGTTTATTTTTCCTGGATCGATCCGGGCGAGACGGTATTCGGGCCCGAGCATATGCGCTGGGACGAGAACATCTTCTCGTTCAGCATGAAGCAGGATGAGGGCGATCCGGCGAGCATGACTATCGTTGTTCGCCGGCCGCGCAACGAGGCCGGCAATGCGATCGGCCTTCTCGGTCCCGGCCGCAAGATCTGGGCGTGGTTCGCGCTCGACTGTGGACCGGACCTGATCAGGTTTCGCGGTCGGCTCGTCGGTGTTCCGACCAGCATTTTCGAGGAGCTGGTGACGTTGGAGTTCGTCGCGCGGCCGATCGATCTCGTGGCGCAGAAGGCTGCGCTCGCCGACACGTTGCGTGTGCTGCCATATTACGACGAGGTGGTGATCGATCCGACGCGGCGCACCGATCCGGAGGTCGTGCTCGAGGGTTACAGCAAGATTTGGCATTATGACCGCGAGACCCACGTCCTGACAGTGTCGGACGAGATCACCGGCGAAGACGGCCTCGTCGAATTCGATGGCGCCAGCGAAGACGGCAAGGTGCTCTATGACGGCCTCGGCCTCACACTCACCTCTGGGCCGCTGGCGCGTGTCGACATCAAGGCAGAATTCACCTGGACCCAGTTGGCGAACGGCAATGTTGACCTCACCCATTACCTGGTCAGTCACTGGGGAAGCGGAGGGCCAAACTATATCACGTCATACACGCTCGAGGCCGCCGATTGGCCAAAGGCCGGCGCCACCATCGGCGCCGGCTGGACCGTCGCGGACGCCACGGCCGCCAATGTTTATGGGGACTACCAGACCAAAAGCACGACCACGGGCAGCACCCTCACCGTCACATTCCCAGATGACTCATGGTTCGGCCCGTCGTCACACACCACAACCTTCTCGCAAACCGAAACAACGTTCAACAAGCCGCCAGGCTCGATTCCATACCCCGAACCGCCTGTAGATAACGCGCAGTGGAAGGACGCCATCGGCGAGGAGTCTGTTTTCGGAACCTCGACCTACATAGCATCCTTCAGTCGAAACTATTCCCAGAACACGCCCGTACTGGCGCTGAACTACACGGTGCCGACCCTGGTGGCGGGTTATACAGCAAATCGGCAATGCTCCGAGCTGGTGTCGTTCTCGCTGTTTGCCGATGTGCAGTCCGTTCTGACTGATCCCGATGATGGTGAGGCGCTGAGCATCCTCGATATCAAATCGGTCAACCTCAGCGAAGCGATCGGCGAAGGCACGGGCGCCTATGTGCCGATCGGAGACCCGCGGCGGCGATCCTATATCGCAACAGAGCGCGGCAACGAAAGCGTCGAGCATCTGATTGCGCTGGCGCGGGCGCACCTGATGCAACGGGCGCGCGTCGTCGAGATAGCGGTTGTGCCGAAGCTGTCGCGCATGCCGGAAATCACGTTGCGTAAGAACGCCTTTCTGGTCGAACCGCGCGTCGGCGAGGCGCTCGGCAAGATCATCGGTTATTCGTTGGCTCTTGATGGCTCGGATGGTCGGATCAAGTGTGAGGTTCGTATCGGTTGCGCTATCGGCCGCGGTGGTTCGGCCGTGGCCGCCGGCGGGCTGCCGACCTATTGCGAGATTGCCTATACTGGCGCCGATTACCAGCAGTTCACCGGTCGGGTGGTGCTGTTCGACAGTTCCGTCGGCTATCAGCCACCGAACGCCGATCCTAACGATGACGGCATTAACTTCCTGTCTGTGCTCAGGCCAGAAGATGTGATTGAGACGCCGCTGGTTGTCGAGTTCGGGGCGGACGAGCAATGGTCGAACGTTGCGGGCTTGAAAACTCAGGAGCAGGTCACGGAACAACTGAAAAAAGTCGAAACCCGCGCCACCTTCAAGCTCAAGAGCATGACTCGTCAATTCTCGAGCGATTACGAATTACAAGTCACCGATCTGCAAATTCCGACCGGCTATGATCTGGAGGCGGTGTGATGGGGTTCGAGGTTGTCGTCCGGCCTGCGGTTTTTCCCAATATCCGACCGGCATCGCCGCGCGTGCTTATGCCAGAGGACAATCCTACTCAAGATATCGCTGTGATCGGTGGAAGCAGCGGCAAGTTCGTCGGCACCTCGTTGAGCTGGAGCACGAGTCTCTCGCGCCAGAATCCGTACCAGGAAGCCGCGCGGCAGTTCACCAAGGAAAGGGTTCACCAGGTGGACGACAAGGGCAACGTCAATAAGAAGAACTATGTCGATGTCGAGCGGGTGCAGAAAATAAGGCTTCAAACCATCGATGGACCACTCAGGTTTGTTTATGAGGACCCGCCGCCACGCGAGAATATAGAAACGTTGGCACGTGACCTGGCCCGCGCATCCCGGGTATCTGAATGAGATTGAGTCGTTCAAAAAACGCGAGGCGGCGCTCGACGCCGAGCAATCTGAGATGACCATCGTTTACGTTACTACTGGCGCCTGGGGCGCCGGGACTGGAGCGCCAAATAGCGCGGCCCAGGTCGACGGCAATTTCTATGACGTCGATCAGCGCATTGTCTCGCTGAATGCCGATCTGGCCGAAGGCAAGCGCATCGACTCCGTCACCTATACAGACACCAGCATGACGTTCCATTTTACCGATGGAACATCGCAAACCATTCCGCTGCCGATTGCGACCATCACTTACATAGGACAGTGGACGAACAGCACCCCATACACCCGTGGCCAGATGGTTTCGGAGCGGGCTCGCGGCATGTATCAGGTGCTCGTCGACCATACGACACCGCCGCTTCCGGCGGTCTTTGATCCCGCCGCGACGGACGTCAGCGGCAACCCGCTCTACGCATTCTGGATGCCGCTCTATGACGTCAACTACGATGCGGCAATCTTCGTGCCTGGCAGCATCCAGCGTGCGCCCGAGGAGCTGCTGTTCCAGGCAGTTGCCAACCGGACGCTGCGGCTAGGAAGCGGAAACGCTCACGCATACGCTTATCTGGATGTCGGCAATAATTCGACCGGCGCAACCGACATCATCCTGTCAATTGAAAAGAACCAGCTCGAGATCGGCACCATCATTTTCGCTGCCGGCGCGGACATTGCGGCGGATGGTAGTCAGACCGGGTCTTTCAACGTTCCAGCCTGGACGGACTTTGCCGAGGGTGACACTTATGCGATCCGTGTCATTCAATCCGGCAACGCCGCGCCGTCCGGCCTGTCGGTGACGCTGCCCTTCCTGCGCACGGATATCTGATGCCGGTCGGTGCGTATTCCCAGGATCTGCTGACGCGCATCTACAATGTGCATTGGGCATCCGGTCTCGCAGTGATATTCGGCAAAGAGGACACCGACGCCCCGCCATTCGAGCCAGCCGCGCCGATCGTCGATCAGGAGGACACTTGAGCTATCTGGAAATGCAGACCTCTCCGCTTCCCGATATGAAGAGCGGAATCATTTCGGTATGGTTTCGTGACCCGACCCTGAACCCTGCTCCGGTCGCGGACAATTGGCCACTTCCGATGCCGCCGGATACGCTCGCTTATGCCGACAATCATCCGCTCGAGGCGTTGTTCTGGAACGCTTACGGGATTCCGATCCCGCAGTTCGGCCGGATTCTGCTTTTCCCCGCGCCGGTCACGCTGCCGTATCCGCCACCGTTGCAGACCGACACGATGCATATGCTGCTCACGTTCGGAGACACCGATCAGAGCTATGACTATTGCCCATGGATTTTGGAATATCCCGAGGTTTTACAATACGTCCATTACACCGGCGCGCCGGTTCCCGGCGTCGGATTCGATCCGGTTAACTGGCCCGCGCCTTATGCGCCCTATTATTTTTTTCTCTTCGGCGGCGACAAGGGTAAATTCAAGGTCGCCAACTACAGGCTTGGCGGTCCGCAGCCGCGGGCTGGCATTGTTCCGCAGTCGTTCATCGGCGTCGATCAAGACGGCTATATAAGGATTTGTCTGCAAACCAAAACCAAGGCCGACTATAAGGGATATGCATACCAACTCGACAAGATCACCAACATCATGGCGACGGCGACCAATACAGGTGACCCTCCACCGGCCGGGGCGCCTCCGCTCCAGATATGGCCCGGCTACTGGGATGGCTATCAATTCGCGCATAAGGATGTTTCCAACCAAATCATGGCGGCTGCGCCCGAGTGCTTCGTCATTGGGAGCGGTCCACCCAATATCAATGACGGTGGTGAGGGACCGCGGGTTTCCGGCACAGGCTGGCATCATCTATTGTTTTCTTTCAACATCGACGGCGAGGTGACAGAGGATCAACTTGAGCAAAGCACGACATATAACACCCCTTATATTTCGGCATTCAGCACCTTTTGCAGAGCTTGGTTGGCACTGGATGATGTCAACTATACAGGGACCGCATTGCAGAAAGCGTATCTCATACATCAAGGAACATACGGACTGCCGCTGCTGCCGGGGCAGGGCGGAAATCTCGATGGCGCTTTTGGAACGACGCACGTTTTCCCGAGGCGTTATTTCGGGAACATCGGCAACAACGACATCATTCCGCAGAATGCCTGGCTGTACGGTGCAACCGGAACGCCGCGAAGCGGGATCGTGGAGACCTACACCAGTTCGGCCGGCATATCGAACGGGCTCGCGCCCCTCGGGTCGCCTGCCGGTGATTTTCAGGCATTGAACTGGGCAGGACTCCTGGCCACCAGTTATTACGGAGCGGCGGCGGTGATACCGCTCAATCCGCCTCGACCTGATATCCCGAACCCGATGACATATTATGATCCGCCAAGCTATCGGGGCGGCCCCTTTGTGCTCCCGACCGCGGGCTTTCCCATCGGCATCCCGGTGCAGCGGCGCCATCTCAAGCACAACACCGGCATTGAGATGGCCGAGCTTCAGATATGGGCAAACAAGACACTGGACACCGGCGACGTGACCATGCGCCGTTTGTTCCTTGACTACCCGAACGACGAGAACGGCAATCCCGATAAGACCAAACCAATGGAGCCGGTAGACCCGAGCGTGGCCGCCAAAGTGTTGGGTCAGCCGGACATTCTGCTGAACGGCACCGACGATTGGAAAACCGGACGGAATACCGGCAAGTTGGGAGTCACTACCGACAAAAACGGCAATCCGGTAATTATCAGGGCCGGGCAGTTTCAGGTCATCGGCAAGATAGAGCAGTTTCTGCCAGATCCCCAACTCGTGAAGTGATCCGATGTCCAGCGTCATCGAAAACATCAAGGGCATGACAAGAGAGCAAAAGCTCGTCGAAATAGTGAATTATTTTTCTGGCCAAGGGACCGCCATCGACATCAATTACATTTTGGAGATCCAGAACGCGTTCACCGATTCGGCACTCGATGCCGCTCTGCTCAGGGTCACAGACATTTCAGCGACCGATACCGCTCTGCTAAAGAGAGTCACGGGCATCGTGAATTGTCTCCTGGCCGGTCAGGCCATGTCGGCAGAACAGTTGGCCGAGGTACAACAGCGAATCTATAATCGGGCGACGTAAATGCTCAGTTGTCACGTAGTCCAGAGCCCCAGAGGGGTGGTGTTGCTGACGGAGGTTGTGGAGACGGCAGTTGCCGCGGATTTGACCAACAGCGGCGTCCTGTTCGCTGCTCTGATCGATGATCCGGCTTCGGCCAATGACAGCCTGGATGCCTTCCTCGGCCAGGTCATGCTCGAGACGGCGAGTGCTGACGAAGTCGTCAATGCCGGATTTGCCTACGCCTCCACGATTACGGAGGCGGCGAGTGCCTCCGACGTGTCTTCGGCTTTGGTGCCTATTGTGGGGACCGTGGTCGAGACGGTGACTGCGGCATCTACGCAGGATTCCACGGTGATCGCCGGCACTGTTCTTGCCACGCTTGATGGCGCCACGGCTAATGTGACGATGTCGAACGGAAATCTCAAAGCAACGCACAATGCAGCGGTTACCAATTCCGGGACGCGCAGCACTACGATCAAGAGTGCAGGCAAATATTATTTCGAGGTCACCATCGGAGCAAGCAATGGGGCTTTCGACGATGTTGGCATTATTCTTTCAACCGGCACCTACGCCAACGTCATGTCGGGCCAGAGCTGCACCACTTGTTACAGCAGCTCAAGCGGAATGATCTGGTCGAATAACTCTAATTCCGGCCGTGCTCTGGGTGCGGCGTTTGCACCGGGGATGATCATTCAGGTAGCCGTCGACCTCACGGCTAGAAAAGGCTGGTTCCGCACTGGCGGGACGCCGACTACGCCCTGGAATAATCAGCCCACGGACGATCCAGCGACCGGCGTCGGCGGGGTAACAATTGCTGCATCGGGGTCGTTTGCTCCGTTCATCGGGTTCGGGGGATCACCTGCGGGTAATGTCGGCGATAATTTCACGGCGAATTTTGGCCAGTCTGCCTATGCCAACGCCGCGCCATCTGGGTTTGGCAACTGGAGCTAACGGAGAAAGACCATGACAGACGAACGCGCGCAGGCGCGCGAAAGCAGTGACGCGTCCGTAATTCGTGGCAACGGACTCGGCGAGCATGCCGAAGCGCATGGCCGCTATGAGGTCGAATGCATCGGCGCAGACGGCAAACTCAAATGGCGCGAGACGATCGACAACGTTGTCGTGGACGTCGGCAAGAACCTGGCGCTCGATACATTCCTCGCCGGCTCGGCCTATACCGTGACCGGGCCGTTCATGGGGCTAATAGCGGCGACCTCTTTCACTGCGGTTGCGGGCAGCGATACCATGGCCTCGCATCCCGGCTGGCTCGAGGCCGGAGGGACCAACGCGCCGACTTATACCAGCAACCGCAAGACTGCGGTGTGGTCGGCAGCCAGCGCCGGCGCAAAGGCGCTGTCGGCGGCGTTGTCGTTTGCGGTCACATCGAGCGGCACGGTCAAGGGCGCCTTCATGTGTTTCGGAAGCGGCGCGGTCAACACCAAGGACTCGGCCGCCGGCACGTTATGGTCGGCCGGTACGTTCGCAACTGGCGACAAGGCCGTCGTTAACGGGGACACGCTAAATTGCAACTACTCGTCCAGCCTATAAATCGAGCATGGAGAAGATCGCAGGAGTTTCTAGTAGCCGCAGCAGCATATTTGGCTGGAGAAAAAAACAATGATGATGCAGGCCAGATCATGGATGAAGGACAACAGCACGTTGCTGTACTTCCTTCTTGCTCAAGCCTTAGCCCTTGCCGGGATTGGTGTTAGCATAATCTCCTACATGGTGAAATTAGAAAGCCGTGTGCTCACTCTCGAAACACGCGGCTCACCGCACCTCTCCGAGATCAACAACCGCCTGACGGTGCTCGAAAGCGTGACCAGAACCAACAAGGATAGCCTCGATCGCGTCGTTGACATCATGACCAAAGAGCTTCGCATCCTGCCGACTTTGCCAACCGGAAGAGGCCCACCATGACCACTCTCCGCGGCAAGGTCTCGCACTTCGGCGGCCCGAACGACACGGGCGTCTCGCCCAGCGAGGGGCTCGCCTTCATCTACTCCGTCGACATGGCGCCAAACTTGTTTTTGCCGACGCAGCCGCCCGGCACGACCGGGCTCGCGCGCCGGCTCGATCCGGCGAAATTCTACATCGCGTGCCGCTGGGACTATGACGCCCCCGGCACATCCAAGGACGATCTGCTCGACGTCAAGGTGCTGATCCGCGCGCCCAAGACTGGCAAGGAGTTCGTCTGCGTCCCGGCCGACTGGGGGCCACACGAATCAACCGATCGCGTCGCCGACATTTCGCCGGGGCTCATGGATGCGCTCGGCATTCAGACCGACGACGAGGTCGAGGTTATTTTTCCAGTCAAACGAGGGGAGACCGTTGCCGTGCCATACGATCGCGTCGCCATATCTTCCGGCCATGGCGCCCTGGTGCGAGGCGCCAGCGGGGTGCTCGACGAGGTCGACGCCGCGCGCCGCGTAGTCGAAGCTGTGGCCGACAAGCTCGCCGCGCGCGGCGTCGATGTCGTGGTGTTTCACGACGACACCTCGACCACGCAAAGCCAGAACCTCGATGCCATCGTGTCGTGGCACAACAAGCAGGACCGCGAGCTGGACGTGAGCGTCCATTTCAACGCCTACGTCGAAACAACGAAGCCGATGGGGACCGAGGTGCTCTACGTCACCCAGTCTGCGCTCGCGGGCGAGATGAGCGCGGCCATTGCGGATGCAGGTGATTTTATCGACCGCGGCGGAAAAAAACGTGCTGATTTGGCGTTTTTAAACGGCACGACCGCCGCAGCAATTTTACTCGAAACCTGTTTCGTCGACAGCGCGGCCGACGCCGAACTCTACGAGGCGAACTTCGACGTGATCTGCGAGTCCATTGCCCATGTGCTCGGCGGGCCGCCTCAAGTGGCCGAGCGACCGCCGGAAGGCGAGAGGCCACCGAAGCCGGTGCCCCCAGCACGCCAGCCCACGGTCAGGGTCGACATCGACGTGGTCGGCGAAGTGATCGTGCTGGTCAACGGCGTGCCGGTCACATAGGGGCCCAGGAAACGGGCCGCGGCGCGTCAGCGGTCATCGTCCGGTAGGGTAGGGAGGCTCGACCGTCGGCCCGGGGGCGTTTTTATGGGCGGCCCGGACGTTCCCGCACCTCAGGCGTCGGCGCCATCCTGGCGATTTCGTCGATCCGCAGCGGGCGCCGGTAATGCACCGCGACGGCGCGCTCGCCCCACTCGGCCGACATGTCCTCGGTCACCCACGGCTCGTCGGTGCCGACGCCGCGCATGATGCGGTCACGCAGAGCTTCGGCCTTCCGCCACTTGGTCGGGCTCCAACGGAGCACCGGCACCGGCTTTCCTGTCGCGTCACGATGGACGAGACTGAGCTGCCACAGGGGCCGCCCGCCGGCATAGACGGTTCATTCCATGCCGATGTTGCATGTCAATCCAGCCGAGACATCGCGCTCGGCCAGCCAGAAAAACCTCTGCGTGATCTGCACATCCGGGTCGAACACCGGATGTGCAAGCGCGATTTCAACGTGGGGGTTCATTCGTCTCTCCTTTCTCATATCCAGGTTTCCACGACGACCGAGTCGTCGATGTCATTCCGGGGCAGGCAGACGAGGCCGGCGTCGAGCATCATCTCACGCAATACCTCGATGTCGGCATGAGCGTAGGCCTCAGCGGTCGGACTCTCGCCAACAAACTTGCGCACGACAAAAGCGTCTGGCCGATCTTTGGGATGGTCGTAGATCGTCCACGTGACGAGGGTCATTGACGCTCCTCTTGCTGCCGCTC